TAAGATCAGCAGGTATCTGTGGACAATCAGATTTAGTGGAAGTAGTCAATGGTAAAGTAAACATCATTGACTACAAAACTAATAAGGAGATAAAGAAGGAGTCATATGTAAACTGGGAAGGTATATCTGATAAGATGGCTCATCCTGTAAATAATTTAGATGACTGTAACTTTTATCATTATGCTTTACAGCTCAGCATTTATATGTATATTATATTGAAGCATAACCCTAAACTAAGACCCGGAAGTATATTTATACACCATATAACATTTGAAGTAGAGAAAGAAGATCAGTGGGGATATCCTATTGCCAAACTAGATGATAATGGAGATCCTATAGTAAAAGAAGTAATACCAATGGAAATACCTTATTTAGTAGATGAAGTACATGCTATTATTCACTATCTTCATGATAACAAAGCCAAAATTAAAAAGAAATAACAATGCTGATTAAACTATTTGATGTACAGAATAAAACAGTTGTTCCTACTGAACACTGTTATACACTGAAGTCTCTTAAAGATATAATGGATGATTATCCAGATGACTATCTTAAAATATATCAGTATTTATTTTATATGACATGCCCGGATCCAGATATGAATCCTTTCTTCCATACACCCCATATAGAGAAAGAATCATTAATCATGCGGGAGATAGAAGCAGAATTCTCTACAGAAGACACTGAGATATATAATGCATTAAGATTCTGTGAGAAACTATATGAAACTCCAACCTCACGCGCGTACGGAGGTATGCAGAAAGCACTAGATAGAATATCTAATTACCTAGCTACTGCACAGATTACTGATGGTAAAGATGGTAATATAGCTCAGATAAGAGCATTAGCAAAAGACTTTGATGGTATTAGACAATCCTTTAAAGGAGTCTACAAAGATCTACAGGATGAACAACAAAGCAAAGTCCGTGGTGGTCAGGGTCTTGCATATGATAGTTAGTCATGAGTCAAATCTTTGAAGACATACCAACTTGGGATAATGGTAATTGGACTACCACATCTTTTGATAGCAGAGAAGAGTTTGCTACATATCTGCGCTCAATATTTAAGGAACCCGGTCAGTATGAGTTTGATGATGTTAGTACAGAGTTATTTGTATCAGAATCAAATAAGTTTAGAAAGCTTGGTATATATACTACAGCTCCTTTTAAGTCTAAAGACTTTATTAACTACTGGGATGATCAGAAAGCTAAATGCAGAAAAGGTGTACTGATTAAACACGGGACTAAAGCTTGGTTCTTAGCAAGAGAGTACTATATGTGGCTTAACTTCTTGCCTATCTTTAATAAAGAAATACAACAATTTGGTTTTGCTGATATCCGGGATGCCCAGTATCATATGGCTTTATATGAACTATTAGCAGAACTAAATTATAAACATGTAGCTATCTTAAAGAAACGTCAGATAGCATCTTCCTACTACCATATGGGTAAGCTTATAAACCAGCAATGGTTTGAAGCCGGTGTTACTCTTAAAGTTGGAGCAAGTCTCAAGGATTATATAAATGAGAAAGGATCCTGGAAATTCCTACAGGAATATGCAGCATTCTTAAATGAGCATACTGCATGGTACCGTCCTATGTCACCAGACAAAGTAATGATGTGGCAACAAAAGATTGAGGTCAGAAAAGGTAATAGAAAAGCTGAGGTAGGTCTTAAAGGTACTATACAAGGTATGTCATTTGAGAAAGATCCTACAAATGGTGTAGGGGGTCCAGTTAAGTACTTCTTTCATGAGGAAGCAGGGATTGCTCCTAAGATGGATCAGACATATGAGTACATGCGTCCTGCCATGAGATCTGGTTTAATTACAACAGGGATGTTTATAGCTGCAGGATCTGTGGGTGACTTGTCTCAATGTGAGCCATTAAGAAAAATGATTGTAAAACCTTTAGATAATGATGTGTATTCAGTAGAATCAAATCTTGTTGACTCTAAAGGTACTATTGGTTTATCCGGACTGTTCATACCTGAACAATGGTCAATGCCTCCATATATTGATAAATATGGTAACTCACTTGTTACTGAAGCCTTAGAAGCTTTAGACAAACAGTTTGAAGTTTGGAAAAAAGAATTAGACCCAGAGACATACCAGTTGAGGATTTCTCAGCATCCAAGAAATGTAGAAGAAGCATTTGCACATAGAACAGTATCTGTATTCCCAACACATCTTGTTACAGCACAGGAAAGAAGAATAGAAGATAAAGAATATGCATATGAGTTCTTAGATATCTCAACAGATGAGAATGGGAAGCCTAGTGTTAAAGCATCTAATAAAAGACCTATAATGGAATTCCCTGTAACTAAGAATACAGAGGATAAAACAGGTGTACTTGTTGTATGGGAAAGACCAATAAAAGATCCTGCATTTGGACAGTATTATGCATCTATTGACCCCGTGTCTGAAGGTAAGACAACTACCTCAGAATCATTATGTTCTATATATGTAATGAAAGCACCGGTAGAAGTAACTAAAGTAACAGGTACAGAGACAGAGACTTATATAGAACCAGATAAGATTGTAGCCGCATGGTGCGGAAGGTTTGATGATATTAATAAAACACACCAGAGACTAGAGCTAATTATAGAGTGGTATAATGCATGGACAGTAATAGAGAATAACATCTCATTATTCATCCAGTATATGATATCTAGAAAAAAACAAAGATACTTAGTACCTAAGAGTCAGATTATGTTCTTAAAAGATTTAGGAGCTAATGCTAATGTATTCCAGGAATATGGCTGGAAAAACACCGGTACTTTATTCAAAGCTCACCTTCTTAGTTATGCTATAGAATATACTAAAGAAGAATTAGATATAGAAACAAAGACAGACGGTACTATAGTTAGAACTAAATATGGTATAGAAAGGATTCCTGACCCTATGTTACTTAAAGAAATGAGAGCATATGCAGATGGAGTCAACGTGGATAGGCTAGTTTCATTCTGTGCACTTGTTGCATTTATGAAAATACAGCAGTCTAATAGAGGTTATACAAGAAGAACAATCATGGATGATGCAGCTAAAAACTTGCAAAAGTCAGAAAATTTGTTTAAATTAAAGAGTAGTCCGTTCCGGCATATGGGTAAATCTTTTTATTCTGGAGGACAGGGATTTAAAAGATCCCCATTTAAGAATCTTAAATAAGTGATATGCAAATAATAAACGCATTACAAGCTAAGAAAGGTGTCAAAGCTTCCCATAACAGAATGGGTAGTATTACTCAGCCTTTACAGTTTTTATTAAAAAAAGATAAAGATGATGAGTGGGCAGCATGGAACCTTGACTGGTTGGAGTGGAATGGTTTGAAACAAATCCGCAGAAATGCCCGCAGATTAATGAAGAACTACAAACTTGCAAAAGGTGTAATAGATAGATCAGATTATATAGTTGAAGAAGATAATGATTATAGAGATATAGTAGAAGTACTAACAAAAGAAGATGTATCTGCATTAGAGTTAAAGTTCTATCCTATCATCCCAAATGTTATTAATGTTCTAGTAGCTGAATTTGCAAAGAGATCAACTAAGCTTGTTTATAGAGCAGTAGATGAATACTCTTATAATGAAATGCTAGAGCAAAAAAGAGTAGCTGTTGAAGAAGTTCTTTTAGCTGATGCTCAACTTAAAATTACTGCAGCTTTATTAGAACAAGGATTAGATCCTGATTCTGAAGAAGCACAAGCAGAATTGAGTCCGGACAAACTTAAATCTCTTCCTGAAATAGAATCATTCTTTAAGAAAGACTACAGATCTATGGCAGAACAATGGGCATCCCATCAACATAAAGTAGATGTTGAGAGATTTAAGATGGATGAACTTGAAGAAAGAGGTTTCCGTGACATGCTTATTACAGATAGAGAGTTCTGGCATTTCCGTATGATGGAAGATGATTATGAAGTAGAGTTGTGGAATCCACCTATTACATTTTATCACAAGTCACCGGATGCTAGATATATATCACAAGGTAACTGGGTAGGTAAGATAGATATGATGACTGTAGCTGATGTAATTGACAGATATGGTTATGCTATGACTAAAGATCAATTAGAGGCTTTAGAAGCAATCTATCCTATCAGATCCGGTGGTTATATAGTTGGTGGTTATCAAAATGATGGTACATACTATGACGGAACTAAAAGTCATGAGTGGAATGTTAACATGCCTTCATTAGCATACAGACAGTATACCACAATGCGTGCAGGATCAGTCCTAGATGGAGGAGATATTATAGCTCAAATAATGTCTGAGGGAGAAGATTACTTTGATCAAGGTACTGCATATCTATTAAGAGTAACTACAGGTTACTGGAAGTCTCAGCGGAAGATTGGACATCTTACTAAAATAGCTGAGAATGGTGAAGTAATAAATGAGATAATAACTGAAGACTATAAAGTAGAAGACAAACCTGTCTATGATACTAGATTGTTTAAAAACAAAACAAAAGATAATCTAGTATATGGAGAACATATTGATTGGATCTGGATTAATGAAACTTGGGGTGGTATAAAGATTGGCCCAAACATACCTTCATTCTGGGGTATGAATAATCCAGGAGGATTTTCACCTGTCTATATTGGTGTAGACAAGAATCATATTGGACCATTAAAGTTTCAGTTTAAAGGAGACAGTACTTTATATGGTTGTAAGTTACCGGTGGAAGGGGCTGTGTTCTCAGATAGGAATACTAAGTCAACTGCATTACTTGACTTAATGAAGCCATATCAGATTGGTTACAATATAGTTAACAATCAGATTGCAGACATCTTAGTTGATGAGCTTGGTACTATCATTATGTTAGATCAGAACACTCTTCCACGACATTCACTAGGAGAAGATTGGGGTAAAGGAAACTTGGCTAAAGCATATGTAGCCATGAAAAATTTCCAGATGCTTCCTCTAGATACATCTATTACAAATACAGAGAATGCATTAAACTTCCAGCATTTCCAAAAACTTGATCTATCTCAGACAGAAAGATTAATGTCTAGGATTCAGTTGGCTAATCACTTTAAGCAACAGGCTTATGAAGTTATAGGGGTAAACCCTCAAAGGATGGGACAGCAGTTATCTCAAATGACAGCTACCGGAGTAGAACAAGCTGCTGCAGCATCATATGCTCAAACAGAAGTATTCTTTATTCAACACTGTGATTACTTAATGCCTAGGGTGCATCAAATGCGTACTGACCTTGCTCAATATTATCATTCTACAAAACCATCTACTAGATTAAGTTATATCACAGGAGCTGATGATAAAGTTAATTTTCAAGTAAATGGAACTGATTTACTTTTGAGAGACCTAAATATATTCTGCACAACTACGGCAAACCATAGAGCTGTGTTAGAACAATTAAAAAGCATGGCAATGCAGAATAATACTACAGGAGCCTCTATATATGATCTTGGTAAAGTTATTCAGTCTGATTCTATTTCTGAACTTAATAATGCACTTAAGTCATCTGAAGAAAAACAATCACAACAAAAACAACAAGAGCAACAGTCTGCACAACAAATGCAGCAAGAACAACTTGCTTCAGCTGAAAAACAAAAACAGATGGAAATCCAAGCTGCTGCTGAAAGAGATGATAAGATGATTCAGAAAGATATTACAGTAGCTGAAATTAGAGCTTCTGGATATGGTGCTATGGCAGATGTAAATCAAAATCAAGTATCTGACTTCCAAGATGCTATGAAGGATATAAGACAAACTGAACAGTATGAATCACAAATGAACCTTCAGAGAGAAAAGCAAACTAATGAGAATTACAGAGAAACTCAAAAGATAGATATTGAAAGACAAAAACTTAATGTGCAAAGAGAAATAGCAGATAAGCAGTTACAAATAGCTAGAGAGAACAAAAATAAGTTTGACAAGCCAAATAAAAATGATAAGAAAAAATAGACTTAGCTATATAGTGCAAAAAAATATCTGAAGTCTTTTAAATTTATCAAGTTTATTTTGTATATTAAAGTATAATTAAAAACCAACAACATGGAAACAACCAACAATCCAACTGGGGAAACCCAAGTTCTTGATACTACAAAGGTAGATCAAGTAGATGTAAACATTGATGAGATCTTTGGTATGCCGGGTGCAGAAAGTGTAATGCTTCCTGAAGATGGTAAAGCTGAAGAGAAACCTAAAAATCTATTTTCTAAAGAAGAAGTAGATACTACGTTCCTTGACAACCCCAAGGCTACTCCTGAAGAAAGACAGGAAGCTAAGGAAAAGAAAGCAGAAGTTGAAGAAACAATAGC